TGTGCCTGACCATCTCAGCGGATTTGAGAGCATATCTTGCAGTTTTGGCAACATCCAAATAATGCTGCTTGCTCTTTTCATTTCCTTGTGAATCGGCAGCAATGGCCTTCTTCATGGCAGTTGCAAAGCTGTTTTCTTGCAACTGACTTTCGTCAACCTTGCCCCACTTTTTGCCCTTGGTTCCCTTGGCACGCAATGCAAAGTCAATCTGCTTGACTTCCTTTTGCTCGGCGGCAGTGCGAGTTTCCTTTTTCATGAGCTTGGCGCGCTTGGCGTTGAGTTCAGCTTCAGTCCAGCCTTCCCACTTGCCAACGTCTTTCTTGGCTGTGTGCATTTTGGTGTCCCAAGCTTCAGCCACCACAGTCTTGCCGCACTTGTTGCACTTCATCTTGCCGTTGCTGGCTTCCATGTACCAACCCTTGCCGCATTCCATGCACTTCTTGCGTGCTTCGGCCATGGGCTCTTTCTTGCTGCGACCCAGTGGCTCTTCGGGTGCTGCTGGCTCTTCTGCGCCCATGTCTGCAGGCGCGCCTGCCAGTTCATCGCCGCCGGCCAGTTCATCAGCGGCACCAGTTACTTCGGGCGTGCCAGCTTGAGCAGGAACTCCACCCCCCTGCAGGGTTTCAATGCTCTGATCCACTTGCTCTTTTGTTTGTGTGGTGCTATCCAATAGTCCATCCAGCGCTGCTTTCACAGTGTCGTTGAATCCTGTTGCTGCTTCTGGTCCAAACTGTTGACGCATCACATCCACAAGTGGCATCAAATCTTCTACACCCATCTTGGCTAGCTTTTCTGCTGTTTGTTGCAGTTGGTCGCTGAGGTCCTTGGCTGCCAACAGGGTTTCTGCTTGTTCCAGATCCTGTTGCTCTGCCAAACGGCGGCGGCGCTTCTTTTGTGATTTGAGAGCACCCTCTGCCATGACCTTGCGGTTGGCTCGACGAGCATCGTCAAAGTGATCGTCCAAGCCGTTGTGTTCGAATTGCACATATTCCAGATAGTGCTTGCTGCTGCTGATGCATTCGCTGGCTGTGGTCAACTTCATGGCCACCCAGCCTTCCAGATGGTCGCCGGGTTTGATCATGTCAAACAACTTGGTGCTGTATTCGCAAATCATCATGAGATTCTGACGTGCAATGCTGCCGCTGGTCTCACCCAATTCCATGTCCATGTCCATGTCTTCTGGCAGTTGATCGGGTTCAAATGTCTTGTAGTAGTCCAGATAGTGATAGATTTTGTCCAGGTAGTTGGCGGCTTTGGTCAATGCGCCGGCAATCCAGGGTTGAATTTCTTCATCGGGCTTGACTTGGTGCAACATGGCCATGGCGTATTTGGCGTTGCGATAGAGCTCACTGCGTGCCATGCTGGCTTGGTATTCATAGTGCTTGACATCATCCTTGTGAATATCGCTGTGGTGAATATCCACACCTTTTACCTGTGCAATGTCTTTGATGTCGTTGTGCATCTCGGGATCTTGGTGTGCATCGTCAGCGGGATTGTGCATATCCATGCCCATGCCGTCGTCCATGCCAAACATCATGTCGTCTTCGTCCATGGTGGCNCCGTGGCGCAAGGCAGCCAAATCTGCTGCGTCGATACGGTTCTTGTTGCCACCCAGCGCAGCCATCTTGCGCTGCTTGGGGCTCAGTTCTGCTTCGTTCATTTTGCGATCCTCTTTGCCGCCTGCTTTCTTGGGGTGTTTGTCTGCCCAGTCTGGGATACCGTCGCCATCTGCGTCGGGCTTTTTGTTTTTGTTTTCTGCCAGCTTTCTGCCCATTCCTCCCAGAGGGCTGAAAGCCTGTGCGGTGCCTGTGCGTGTGCCGTGCCCGCCCTGCCAACTGCGGCGGTGCTTTTCACTGCCACGAGCTACTTTACTGGGACCCTGTGTTACGCGGCCGCCGCGCTTGAAAAACTCGGCTTTGGCACGCTCTGCTTCGGGGTCTTCGGCTTTGATTTCATCAATAGTCTTGTCGGTCTTGGCATAGGGGGCAGTGTGCTCGCCGCGTGCTGCCAACAACTGATCACCATACATCTCCACGCCCTTGTTGACAACCATGTCCATCTTGCGTGGATCCAGGCTGTCCAGGATGCCTGCTGCTTCGGCGTGGCGCATTAGTTTGGCAATATTTACTTCCAGGGCGGTCAACTTGTTCTCTTCAGGTCGGGCAAATGCTGTGCCCTGATGTTGAAGCTTTTCTGCAATGTTTTGCAGGGCCACTACAAACAGATCCTTTTGATCTTGCATGGCTTTTTCATCTGAGCTCAGTTTGCCAGTCTTGCTGGGTGGGCTAGTGTGGGTTGCGAATTGCTCTAGTTTGCGGGCGAATTCAAGTCGTTGTTGATCTTTTCTTGCCATGGGACTGTTTTGTGCTTCCTTGACTGATTGTTTGCGGCGGCGGGGTGCAACTTCTCGCAGTTGAATACGAAATGCTTCCAAGATCAACATGCTGGCGATGTATTGGGGATTGTGTGCATAGCTGTTGAAGCTGCTGGCCTCAATTAACTTGTCACGCTGCCTGGTGTAATTGTTGAAATGCTCTTCCAGATTATCTGTGTCGGACAGCTGGTGGCTGATGTCAACACCATGAAGATTTTTCAAAGTGGTGCAAATCTGTTGCAATCTGTATTGGGGAGTTGGATCCAAATATTCTAAAACCATGAGTATTTTCCCTGCCTGGGTATGCTATAACTGATTGTTATTTATGCGCCCAGACAGTCTGGTAATATTTCTCGGAGGCAGTGACTATAGGTCCAGATTCTTTTTGAGATGATTGCGCAGTAGGTGTGCTCGATCACGGCTGGCCTGCATGCGATTTTCATATAGCTCTTTTTGAGCCGGTGATGTGCTGTTGCGGCTGCGAATATAAAAGCGGCGCGCATCAATCTTGTGGCTGGTGTAGCTGTCGTCTTGTTCAAACAACTCTCTAACTTTTACGCTGTTGACATATTCACCAGTGTTCAACAAGCGGGCCACACTCAATGCAGTTTCGTATAGGCTGATGTCGTTGGCAATCACTTGTTGTGTTTCGCTGTGGTAAATGCTGAAATATTGTTTACCTGCCAATCTTGCAGTGTCTTCATGCTGTGCGATTTGCCAGTTTCCCACTTTGATACCAATGCGGTTACGGGTTTCATGCAGAGCTTGTTTGAACTCTTGTGCAGGCTCTGGATCACTTACCATGTCGTTTGTGAGCTCATCAAGTCGGCTCAGCACCTGGCTCATGGCCATGATGTCGTTTTGTGTCACAGCACCCGGGCCTGCCAGTTCCACTGGCTCGGTGTGGGATTTGCGATTTTCTGTCAACTTCTTGACAGGGGCGGTGGCAACCTCTCCGTTCAACTTGTCGAGAAGGTTTTGCATGAAATCACGTTCTTCTGAACTCACAGTCATTTTTTCACTGGCTCCTGATAACCGTAGTATATATTGCCATGTTGCATCACGCGAGTCAATACTCCGCGATGACAGAGCTGTCTGGCAACTTCTTGTTCGCGCTCGTCGAGTTGCTGTTTGGCGCAGATGCCATCACTGCCTCGCACTCGCTGCAACAAGATCATTTCTTCGTTACTCACGGGCTGAACCCAGCCACGGTCTATTTCCAAGAATTTCATGGTTGCGTCGTCGCCTGCTGCGTGGGCTGTGATGCAGTAGTGGCTTTTGGCTGCACCATCATTTGGCTGGTCTTAATCAAATCTGCGCCCATGGCAGCCAACACTGACAGTTCCTGGCTCTTGCTTTGCCCGGCTGTGGTTTGTGGAGGATTGTTTTGTATGTTTTGTGCGATAGCACTCAATAACCCACCCAGGGTATAAAAACGGGCTGCTTCGGCATTGCCCTTGTATTGTGGCAAATTGCTGGCCACTGTGACAAGTTGATTGATCGTGGCCTGTGCATCTGCTTCGTCCAGATCAACTGTTTCTTCCATGTCGCCATGTTCTCGCTTTTTTGCAATAGCTATGGCTGCCTGTTGTGCTGGCGGATGGGTTTCTTCCAGGGGGGCAACACCAGCAAGTTGCAACATTCGATTGATGGGGGTTAGTGCTGTCATGCCAATAACTCCCTCTACACTTTCTGTCACTGTGACAGGCTGGAGGTCTGCAGGCAAATAATCTTTCAAGCTGGTCATGATAATCCTCTCTGGGTGTAGAGATATTTAGTGCAGTTGTGTGTCAGAGACAGAAATGGCGCCTTGCGGCGCCATTTCTTGCAATAATCCAAAGGTGTCTCAGATGCCTTTTACGTTGAGGTAGTAACCCTGAGCTGCAAGTGTATTGCAGTATGTGCCATCGCTGGTGTTCCAAGTGCCCACATATGGAGCAGTGGTGTTCTTTGTGGCATAAACGTTTGTGGAAGATGTTCCTGAATCAGCCAGGTTCTGAGCTGATTGAGTGTCATATGCAACAGCGCCGTCCAATCCACCATACAGCTTGTTGTTGCTGAGCAAGGTGTAACCGTTTTGGTTGGTTTCGTCCACAGCAGATCCGCCCAAGTAGTTTACATTGGCATTGGCTGTCCACAACAGGTTGTGCTCGGTGGCAAGGTGAACAGTGTAAACTGTTTTGCCGCTCAGTGAGTTGTACGCACTGCCAAACACTTGTGTTGGTGTGGCAATGTTGTTGTAGAGGTTGTAGAGTCCCCAAACTGTGCCGTTTCCTGTATAAGCTGTGCTTGTTCCGGGAATGTTGGTTGTCAGAGTGTTGACGCTGATGGCAACTGGGTTGGCGCGGCCACCAAAGATTGCAATCAGGTTGTTGAGGTTTTGTTGCTTGTAGAAGGCGTCCAAGTATGTGCTCAATGATGCATAAGCCTGGCTTGCGCCTGTGCCATCGATCACGTTAACTGTGGTCCACACGCCAGTGTTGACATAGGTTTGATAGCCCAACAAATCAACAACTGGTGTAGTGACGTTGGTGACGCCAACAGGAACAGTGGTTGCCACTGTGAAGAAGTCCATATTACCAGTGAGGAACTCACCAGCATTTACAGCTCCATTAACTTTATCAGTCATGTTATAATCTCCTTGTTATGTGCAAGTGTTTTTGCCAAACTATTTATGGTTGCCCACAAAAATGAGCGTGTTTACTTGCTTTCTTCTTCATCATCTTCAGCTTCCGGCACATAGCCAAACAAGCTGGGGCGGCGATTTACTTTGCCCAGGGGGTTCGCCACAGTGGCAACCCCGCCCGCACTGGTTGCACCAGCACTGGCTGACTCTTTCATACTGCGCACTTGACTTTGATGAATCCAATCGTCTGGAGTCATTCCATGTTGTGCAACAAATGCGTCATGCAACTCACCGGGAGATATGCCCACATCTTCGCATATTTTCTTCATGATGCGATCTATAGCACTGTAACTAGTGTCGGCTGCGCCATCCAGTTTTTGCTCCAGTTGTTTAACCCCCTGATTGCAAAGCAGATCTTGGCTGCTATCTTCTGTAATCCGGGGCAACCGATTGATTAATTGCATGCGGTTGCCGGTTGCAGATAGTTCTGCATGACGACCAGAGCCCGGCGCTGGCCATTTTTGCTCGCGTATATATGTTTTTAGATAGTGTTGAATATCCATCAATCCTTGTGCAGCATGTAGGTTTTCCCACAGTTTGTTGCAGATATTGTAGCGAACATCCCAGCTGGATTCGGCCCAGCTACGAACACCACGACGCAACTTGCGCGTGTCGGTGTCTTGCACGCGGTAACTGGTTTCCAACTCCATGAGGCGTTGATTCTGCTTGGATAAATCGTATGTTTCTTCTGATAATCCCTCCAGGAAGTCCTGTGTAACTCGCACTTGCACGGCAAGTTCAGTGTTGGTGAACTCGCTCTTTTGATTGGCTGCATGCTCACGGAGGATTTCAGTGTGCATTACATGTAAAAATTCGTGCAGATTGGTTTCACNNNTGCTGTTGNANTGTNTTTGNNGCGTATTCNNGNATNGCCAANGCNGTNTCAGGCTCTTGNCNCANCACATGCATGGTCAGCAGGCTGTTGAAAGTGACTTCGGCGCACTGTCTGGTGTTTACCAAGTCAGTTTTGGGCATTGCGTAATCGCTGCGAGTGGCAACGTATCTGTCTAAATCGGAAAATAGTTTCATAGTTTGACCTTACAAAGTGGGAGTTCTGGGCGTTTTGCTATCTGTTAGGTTGCCTGTTGCTCTTTGAGCATCAACCTTTTTCTTCCATGCGTTCAGTTGGGCCACATAATACATGGGTGCAGGTTGATTGGTTTGTGCATTGATCCATTTGCCATCTACAACTTGCCAGCTTTGATTTTTGTATCTATATGGACGGCCTTGAGGAGCAGCAACAGTCTTGCTCAACTCTTGCTTCCACTGTGTCAATACCTCTTTGATTTGGTCGGGCGTGAGATTTTGTGCCTGCAATGCTTGCAATGCTTGAGTCAAAGCTGTGGCTGCGTCGGCTGGCGCTGAAGAAGTTGCAGCAGGGGCAGGGGTTGATCCTGGCGGACTAATGGTGGGCTCCCTGCGCTGTGAAACTGGTGGCGCCTCGGCAATAGTCATTAGATGTCTCATATCTATATCTGTCATGTTCGTTCCTCAGGTTATTAAAATCTTGTCTATTGCAGCAATAATCTGCTTGCGGCCTTGGTCGGATGCTGCAACAGACAATAGTGAATCGGGTATAGGATACTGGGGAGGCGTCTTTGCCACACGCCCCTGCAAGGTTTGGGAAACCGTTTGTAGTATCATTTGGTTGATAATGGTCTTTGTTGCATTGCGATTCGTGGCATTTATTACACTGTTGAAATCTGTCAGCGCCCCTGCCGATTTGTTGACTTTTCTATCAAGATCTTGTGCAATATCCTGTACAATAGATGGAGTTGCCGGCACTGTCTTAGATAAAAAATCAATCATATATTGCCAAGTTATATTGGTAGAGTTTACTTTGTCTGCTGTGAGCTGTGTGTTGAGTTTATGCACCAACGTTTGAGCATAAACCTTTTCCCGACCTTGAGGGGTGTTATATAGAGGATCTGGAGTATGTCCACGCAACGCAGATCTAACCACGCTACCCAATCCGGATAAAAAACCAGCTTCAGTTACCTGGGGCATAGCAGCCCTATTTGTAGAGGATGCAGTTGCAGAAGGTGTTGCTGCCGATTTTGTCAATAGGGCATCTATGCTTTTCAACAGAGCTGGATTACCCATGTGAGTCTTTAATGAGCCAGGAAGGGGATACTTGCTAATATCAAATGGCTCTGGTGTTACATTGGTAACAGGAATACCCATTTTTTTGTAAACGGCAGATATAACTTGTCTACTCACCCCCTGATTCAATAAGAACTTCAATAGTAATGAACTATCTGTAGGTTTACCTGCCACTTTCCAATTCATCATGAGTTTATCTGCTGTTACTTTGTTGGTCACATTGCGACCAACTTTACCCGCAAACTGTCCTGCTTTTTCCAGCCCGCCTGCAACTGCTTTTGCTCCCTTGCCAATAGCACTTCCAACGTTTTTCCAAAACCCAGCCTCTATAAGATAGGTGTGTAATCCCGCAGTGTTTTCAAATACATTTCTAACGCCAGCATGTGACAGATGCACATATGTGGGGTGATATTCCCAAGATGCATTTTCTTTTATAGCTTGTGCAGTGCGATTAACGTCCACCAATTTGGCATATGGCAACACAGTCAAAGTATATGCAGCTTCTTTGATTCCGTAACGGCTGGGGGTATACGCCCCTCTTGCAACTTTACCAGCAGTGTCACTTGCAGTACCTACTCCCCCTGCATATGTTTTTGCGCCTGTTGCGGCAGGAAGGTTGATGTGTTCACCATCTGCCAGATCGTTGGGATTTGTGATTTGTGGATTTACTTTCATGATATCATCCACACTCATGCTGTTTTTTTGTGCAATGCCACTCAATGTGTCGCCAGGTTTGACTACATAATCAGTTAGATCAGGCTCTGGGGCTATTTCCCCACCACCAGTTGTGCTGCCAACTTCTGGTTCAGCGGGCACCTCACTTGGTGGTGTAAATGGAGGAGTTTCAGGTGAATCACTGTATTCTGGAGTCACACTTGCTGGAGTCACACCTGCTGGAGGTTCAGCTGCACGAACTTCAGGAACCGTGTTGCTGGGCAAATGTTGCATAATCCAGCTCAATGCCGCACCAGGCAAACTATCCATAACTGCTGTGCTGAATTTTTTGCCCTTTAGCAATCCATCCAGGGTTTTAATACCTGCCACAATGGCAATACCACCAGCGCCTGCAGCGCTTAGACCCGACAACATAATCAGGCCGGTGTATATGACTTTTTGGGTTACAGGATATTTGGCACCAATTTCTTTGTATTTTTGCAAAGCTTTGCCAACAGCACCTGCTTCTCCACCAGCAGCAGATAACAATTTACCCTGAATAGTATCAAAGCCCACGTCAAAACCCGACACTGGCCCGGTGCTACTAATGGCATCCCTGACCCGGGCCAAACCTGATGCAATGCTACCACCCACATCTGCAACCTTGCCCACCACCGTGCGATTTGCCCCAGTTGCCGACATTTGTTCTTCTGCAGAACGGAATACCTGATTAATCTGTTCCGGTTTTAATTGGGCTTCATTAAGCATGTAGCCAATGTTTTTCCATTCCAGATATAGTCTCTTGGCTTGTTTTTGCTCTGCAAGAGGCATGGTGTTGCATGCCGATTCAATGAGCATATCCATGTCTCGTCGCATTTCCAGGAGACTGCTTATTTGACGGCTTTCAGCTAGGAATTTCTCATGCTGTTGCGTTGTCACTGTGCAAGTAGAGTATTTCATATCATACCTCATCCTGATCTCTATGTTTGTGCTCGGCTATTTTGCGAGTGAATTTCTTCTCATCGTTGCTGAGCAGGGCACGTTGAAGTCTGCGGATCAGGTCCGCAGCTTCTTCGGTGGGATATGTGGAGTTTATTTGTTCACACAAATTGGCCATGGCAGCCACGAGGTGAATGGCTCGATTTTCGATAACAGAATGCTTGTTTCTGCTGCCTACATGCCTATCGAGTTCTTCAATAATGCTTATTTTGGTTTTCAATGCCGGTTCCTGCTGCAAAGATATTTGCATTATTTATAGGAACACACAGCATTTGAAATCTTTATCGTCGAATCAAACTTGTCAACTTGCTTAAATCATGCATCTTGTTTACTGGAGCAGTGGTGGTGCCGGGCGTTGTGTTAGCCGCAGGCGGAGTGCTGCTCTTGCGTCGGAGATCTGCCAGCACGTCCGTCACAGCCGCAGCCTGTGCCTGATGCACTTGGTTTTGGTCTTCAATGTCAAAGATTCTCAGTGTCTCAGGATCAAATCCCAGAAACAATTTACTACCAACACCACTGCTACTACGAGTCTTGAGGAACTGCACTTGATATTGACCCCGTTCCTTCATTGCTTGTGTGGCATAGATGGAAATCACATTGTCAGCAGTGTGAATCTTGCTGATACCACCGGCAATCATGCTTTGATCATGTTCTTGTTCGTTGATGCTGCCGCGATTTAGCTGACTGGCAGTCTGGCAGATCATTTTGCGTTCCACAGCCAAACCTCTCAGCTCTTCGGTAACATATTTATCCTTGATAAACAAGTCGCTGGGATTGATCTTTTTGTTGTTGGGATACAACAAATCCAAATAGTCCACCACAATGGCATCAGGACGCTTGCCAGTTTCAATCTCATATGCCTTGAGATAGGCTTTGATGTCATTAGTGGTGCTGCCTTGTGGCATCTGCTTGACATGCAAACTGCCGCTGTTGCGGCCAGCCTGAATCACCTTGAGCTCGACGTCATCCAGCTTCTTGAAGATGTCAGTTGTACTCACGCCAGTCAACATGCTGTCAATACGCATGCTGCTGAGCCCTTCACTCAATTCCAAGCTGATATAAACCACGTTTAGTTGCTGTTTCACAAGTTGCAAACAGATGTTCTGCAAAAACAAACTCTTGCCTACACCTGATCCTGCACACCAAATAGTGATCTCTCCTTTGTTGATACCGCCATACAGTTTTTGGTCCACAGTTTTCCAACCAGTGCTGACTTGACCATTGTTGGCTTTGATGGCCATGAGTCGCTCACGCGGATTGGCAAAGTAATCGGTGCCCACATCGCTGACCAAGCTGATCAACACTGCGTCTTTGATGCGCTTTTCCAGTTCTCCGTAATTGCCCTTCTTGATGAGATCCATGCCTGAGACCACAGCTTCTGCCAGGGCTCGATTTTTGCAAAATTCCTCAATCTCCCGCAGGAACGCCTCCACATGAAACGTGTTGAGGTCTGGAATAAATTCAAACTGTCCGTTGGTTTCAGCATTGAGTTGTTGCATCTTGGGCAAGGCTTTGTTTTTGTTGACATAGTCCAAGATAAACCGCATCGCTGGCCGGAATTGCGCACTCCAATAACTGGCTTTGAGGATGTTTTGGCAACGTGTAAAAACATCCTCGCTGCTCATGAGCACGTCAATAAGCAACTTTTGTTTGGCTTCTGTATAATTTCTGTCTAGGGACTCTGCGTCGTCTGTCATTTTTCACCTATCGTCTGTCTCAAGACATTGATATCAAGCTCATCTTGTGTTCTTGCTGTTATTATACTCTGAAGTGTGTATAGTTCTCCATAGAGTTTTGTTGCATCTGCTGCATCTTTACATCCAAACCCCCACTCAGGGAAACTCACATACCAGCCCTGTTGCAGGGCTTGATCGATCAAGTCTTGGTTTTGTTGTTCTTGGTCAGGTATCACAATGACTTCACACCCGCTGCGGTTTAGTTGCTCTATCTGACCACGACTCAGTTGGTGACTCAGCACAGCCACACCATCTATTGCTATGGCATCAAGAACACCCTCCACCACTACTACCCAGCGCCTTCCGCGATATAACGCCTTGGTATTAAACAGATAATCTGGCGGTAATGCACTATTTGAGTATCTGGGTATGCCGCGCGGCGGGGTTCCTGCGTAACGTGCGCAGTATCCTGCATGCCGGCCATGGTGATCACGAAAAGGAATAATCAGTCGGTTCTTCATGATCCATTTGCCAGCAGGGGCCCAGTGGTAATCCCAGTTGCCCATGACTGCTGATCCGCGAGTTTGCAGGTAATCACACACCATACGGAAATCTGGATTCTCAAAACCCTGTGTGATTAGCTCTAATATTGGTCGGCTGCCCGCTGGCAGTGGATCAGGTGAAAATAGATGTGACTCTGTATTACTGTTGGTTGTGATTTCACAGTCACCGTTTTCCAGAGATTTCTTTAACTCATCAAGACGAAGCTGATTCACAGTTTCCTGCGGAACACCCATCCATGACATCAATGCAGCAAAACTGTCTGTTATGCCATCGCCGGTGTATCGAGTTCTAAAGGCACAGTTATAACATGTGTAGGAAACATACCCCTGGGCGTCAATCAGCCAGTTGCCTCTGTGACGAGTATCAGGATTGTGTCCGCGATGGTGGCAGCACACTGCGTTGGCGGCACGCCAACCTTTATTGGCCGCCTTGTTGTTGGCAGGCAGCCAGGTTTGAATCACTTCTGATACAGATGTCATGCACAAGATTAGCTTTTGTAGAGGATTTTGTCAAAGGTACCAGTGTTGGCAGGATCGCTGATATACAAAAAACGGATCCAATACAAATTCTGCGTGATGCTGCTGCTCCACAGTGATGGTTGAAAAGCACCGTTCCATTGTAGGTAATCTGTGTTTGATCCAATGGCAAGATTGAACCAGTCTTCTTCCACCGGCGCGTTGAGAGTTAGGCTGCCCTGTACCCACAGCTTGCCC